AAAATGCTCGCGACAGGGTTCGAACCTGCGATCCTTTGCTCGTTTTGTATAAAAACTCTCTCGACCGGATTTGAACCGGTGACTTCGCGATTAACAGTCGCACACTCTAACCAACTGAGTTACGAGAGAAATGGGGTGTGGGGTCGCGCAACCAAGGATCGAACTCGGGACAATTGGAGTTTAGCAACTACGTGAATAGTTATAATAATTTATTTAAATTACAATCCAATGCTCTACCAACTGAGCTATCGCACGGGTGATGCCGGCAGGATTTGAACCTGCGCCCTTTCGGACCAGAGCCTTAATCTGGCGCCTTAGACCACTCGGCCACGGCATCGTTACCAGCTACTGCTAGGATTTGAACCTAGGTGATTGGATTCAAAGTCCAAGATACTAACCACTATATGACAGTAGCTTCCCCATATTTATTTTGTTTGTATCTTTTAAGTATGTTAGTTCCAATTCTAACTTTAGTATTACTTATACTACTAGTAATACTCGTTTTTAAAAAAACATCTAAAAAACGCATAGACTATAAATGTTTCCTACTCACGCTGAAAACGTCTACCAGGAGACGTGATTTATTTTTAAAAAATCACGAACATTCTATACCACTAGAAATCATTTACGGGAAAGATACAAGAACACCCGAAAATGCTAAAAAATATAAACACCTTATAAAACCAGATTATTACAGAGAAGCTCTAAGATTACACTACGATGAAAAGAAGACGCGACCTGATATAACCTATTTTAATCTAGGTGCCATAGGGTGTTATATGGGACACATGGAATTTTATAGAAGAATATTTGAACAGGGTTTAAAATACGCCGTCATTTTTGAAGATAACGTTATTATTAAGAATAAGAAAGTGTACCAAGAAATACAAGAAGTTATAAATGAAAAAGGAGACGACTTTGAAATGTGTTTCTTCCATTGTTTATCTAGATACCCCGATCAAGAAGAACTCGAAAAAAATGGTTTAGAAAGAGTTAAATGGATTTCAAGTACGAAGTGTTATCTCGTAAACGTTGATAACATGAGAAAATATTATAAGTACTTTTTCCCAATTGATAACCACGTTGATATGAAACACGAAGATATAATAGCACGAGGTGCTCGTGTATACTATAAGGATATGCGTCAATATATTCAAATAGATAGATCACACAAAAGTATCATTGGACACAGTAATTGGAGAAATAAGGAATTCTTCTCTAAACAGTACCCAAAAGAAACAATAAAATCACTCAAATACGGGTACTAATTCCATGGAATATCTTGAGGTCTAAATCTACACCCAATTTTTAAAAAGGAAACAAACTCTTTAAATTCTGGCTCGGGATTTTTCATGTATACCATTGAATCAAGAATTGTACCAACAAATGCATTATATTTAGGGTGTGGACCGTTATGTGTGATTCTATTTTTACGCAATTTACCAATTTCACGCGGTAACATGATTAAATTATCACTATTCTGTAAATCGTAATTTACCTTTTCGAATAAAGGGTGATGTCTAAATTGAAGTGGTATAACGTGATGATCTTCTATATTACGAACATTCCATCGAAGTTTAAAATTTCTTCGTATAAGTGATCCGTATCTCATATAATAGTCTGGGAATACATTTAGACCAAAACGCATCATTGAATCTTCAAGTTCATCAACCTCTTCCCATGCACTAAAACATTCATCGGTTGAATCGTTAGCACACTTTTCGTGCGCCTCTTCAATTGCTTCAGAGAACCTATACCTTAACCTCGGATTATCGTGAACATTCTTATCGTGAACACTTCTGTTATTATACAATTGGTCATACACGTTTTTCCTAATCTTATTACGTCTCGTTTCATATTTTTCGTTAAAGTTTAATGATTTTGATAAGGATACTACATTCATTTATTTTATATAACATTAAATCTTTATATAAAATATAAACTTAATGTAATGATAATAATACTCTGTTGTGTATGTTATTATCTTATGTGTACTTTATCGTTTGGAGCTTACGCGGGTGGATTTGTACCTGACACTCCTCAATATTACAGGAGAAATATTGATTTTAAAAAATTAAAAGAATTGAGTGAAAAAATAGACCAATACGTACCATACGATAAACGAAAGATCATTCAGGAAAGACCTATAGAAGAAAGATTACCCATTTGGGAAAAATTATGTTCTTCAAAAACGGATAAAAAGGCACACCCGTTTATAGTTTCACTAACCAATGAACTTATCAAATCAAACGACGAAAAAATAATAAAGAAAAAATTACAATTCGTGTTTAACGAAATAGGTGGTAGTTTTAGCTTTCACGCTATAGAACCGTGTATCGAATGGTATTTAGAAAAAGACGCGGATCCAGAAATTAAGAAAAAATACGAACCAGTTAAAAAAGTTTTTAAAACCATGATTTAATAAAACACACTTTATTATACCAATACCGTGATATAATAAAATGTGATCCTAGCGGGGGTCGAACCCGCGACCTCGGCGTTGCGTACGTGACGATAAAGCCACTTAGGTATACCTAGTAATGTATAAGCACCGCGCTCTAACCAATTGAGCTATAGGATCGTATTTATACATCTACCATAAACTTTAAACCAAATACAACTTTTACTAATCGTAAAACGTACTCTTTGTATTCAATCATTTATACTATTCTATTACTTCTTACCTTTATATTGGTTTGAAACCGGAAACGAAGTTAACTCACATTGCGACACTTCCGTACTCATTTTCCTACCCAACTCTAAATCAGGTGTATTTGCCCTCGATTTAGCTAACCATTTAACAATCTTACGTTTATTATATTCACTGTCAGTACTACCACCAAGATTTGTTCCTATAACATTTAAACCATTACACACATCGGGTTTATTTTCTTTATCGGGAAATGCCATATTAAACGCGTCTATGGCATTTGGAGGAACATCTGGAGATTCGTCTAAAAGTCGATCGTATTCCTGTCGACACTTAGTCACAAATTCATTCACGTCTCCTCTATGTTCAGTCTCTAGTGAAAGTTCCATCTCAATATTTCTATAAAACTTAGACCATTGAATACACATTGCAGAGTGTGTTTCCATCATTTTTGAACTATTATTAAACTTAGAAACAGATGTAAGTATACCGGCAAGTACATTCAAAAACGCAAAAAAGTATTGGACCGCTATGATTTGTTTTTTCTTTTCGTCCGACATCGATTCGTCGTTAGGACTTAAAACGGCAAAACCACCTACACCTGTTATACTCGATATGATTATACACGGGTACGATAACCAGTCGTTTTGTTTTTTATAAAACATACGCGAAAAGTTATGCAGCCATCTATAGCCTGCAGCTTTTTCAGCCCATCCTATGAGTAGTTTTTCCTGTTTTGGACACCAGTGATGTTGTTCTGGTACGTTAACTCCCATTACTCTTTCTTAGAAAATAAATACGCATACTCTCTTGCAAGTGTATCTACGCGTTCGTTATTTTCGTTTCCATTATGTGCTTTTACCCATTTAATATCTATAGTATCAAACATTTTTAGTAATTCTAATAACCTTATCCATTCATCTTTGTTTTTTACGGCATATCCTGATGCTGTTTTCCAACCGTTTCGTTCCCAATTCTTTGACCATTCGATAAGTCCCATACGTACATAATTACTATCAGTATACACGTTAATATTTCCAATTTTCAATTCTATACACTTTTCCATTGCTTTTATAACTGCTGTCATTTCCATTACATTATTTGTAGTAATACACATACCACCACTATTTTCTATTTTATGAACGACGGTTGAAAGCTTTCCGATTATAAGATACGCCCAACCACCTGGACCAGGATTACCTAAACAACTTCCATCTGTATAGACGTCTATCATTTATAATATACACAGGTTTAAACTTTATACTTCTATTATTTGTTCTCGTTTGTATGGAAAACACTTATAATAACATTTAACAACGGGTTCAAAAACTGCATACGTAGCACAAATAGTTCCAAAAACTATTAAAAATACATACACACCTTTCATTACCATAGTATAAACATTAAATCTTTATATTTCAGAGTTCCTATTAGTGTGTCCAATACAAATCTCTTGGAAGTTTGGGTTCGTATTTTGGACGAGGTTCCTCATCGTCTTTATCATCTTCATCACCACACAAACACCAACCGTTTTTTAATACAAAACAGACTGATATCAGAACTATTGTTCCAATCGCATAATAAAGAGTTAACATATTTATATTTATATTATTACTTAAAATTTTAAGTATCTATATTATAAATATGTTTCACCAAGATTGGGACGAAATCACTATACACGGAAAAAACATCAAAAAAGAACACGAAAAGGAAAAATATGTCAAATTCATGGGTCAGGAAATTAAATTACCTAAACGAAGTCAATACTCGGGTAAAACACCCGAACAAAAACTCGACGAAGCTGTTCTAGGTGGTACGCATAAAAAAATTAATAAAGAAACAGCATTGACTATTCAAAGAGCACGCGTCGCAAAAAAATATACACAAAAAGAACTTGCAAATCTCATAAACGTTTCATCTGATATAATTTCGTCATACGAATCAGGTAAAGCTATTCCAGATCACAAAATTATGCAAAAATTGCGAAGAATTTTGGGTGTTAAACTCTAACATATTATCATGGATAATACAATAGGCCAAAGAATTCAACTTCTACGTATAAAAAGAAACCATACACAAGTTGAACTTGCACATAGAATAGACGAAACTTTAGATACTATAAACAAAATTGAAACAAATAAAATAAAACCAAATTGGTACGTGTTAGAAAAAATACAAAAATATTTCAAGGTAGTTAAACTTTAAAATTTGTTCTAAACTTTAAAATCTAAATTTTATTTATTTTTTAAATTTTATTTTTTTACTAAATCAATAAACTAAGATATGCTTAGTTGGAGAACGCGAGACCGCCCATACCGGATTGGATTCTGAGGACGTTGTAGTTGACCGCGAACATGTGGAGAGTGTTCTTCTCGGAAGACGCCTTCGTCTTGATCGCAACTTGCGCGTTGTCGATTCTGGAGAAGTTGCAAGTACCCGTTGGTTGGTGCTCTTCTGGCTTGAGGGCAAAAGAGTACGAGTAGATACCTGGCATTGGGGAACCAGAGTGGTGGTTGAATGGTTGGACCGAGTTGAAGTACTTACCACCTTGTTCCTTGAATCTGTCTTGACCGTTGAGGACCAACTTGAACGTGTCGAGTGGACCAGCAGTGTCTTCAGAGAATTGGGTATTCTCATCCGCGAGAGCGATTGGCGCACCGAGCGCGTTTGGCGCAACAGCGACGTTAGAGACCGCAGCGAGACCAACAAGGTTGGAGGACAAGGCCAATGGCGCACCATAAGTGAAGTTCCACAAGTTGGAGCTGTCGACATCAGTACACCAGACCAATTCCTTAACTGGGTGGTTGTACGACAATCTGATTTGCTTTTGGGAGCCAACAGTGATCGAATCGGAACCAGTGTGTTGCACTTGCTCGATGAGGTATTCGTGACCCTTTTGCGCGAATCGTCTGCGCTCTTCGGTGTCAAGGTAGACGTAGTTGCCCCAGACCTTGAAAGTCTTGGACGAATCAACGTAGTCCGTAAAGTCGGAGGCCAAGTCAATGTCCAATCTCACTTCGTGATATTGCAAGGCAATCAATGGCAACGCCAATCCTGGGTTGCGGTTAAAGAAGAAGATGAGTGGCAAGAAAAGGGCACCATCAGTCGTCACGGAGGAAGTCATCTTACCGTAATTGAGTCTGTCCCCTTCGGACAAGTACAATTCAGAGTACAATCTCCACCACTTTTGGTAGTGCTTGTCGATTCTTTGGCCACCAATGGACAATTCAACGTCCTTGATAGCACGCTCCGCCATCCACGCATCGTGCGTACTGAGCTTGGCAGACGCTGGCGCTTTCATTTCAATGTACATGTCAGCGATCAAATCACCGTTTCTGGCGACAGTAACCGAAACGCGACCAGAGTTACCTGGGGTACCGTTGACGGTTTGTTCGATGTTTTCCATCGCGAAGTTGGTGTGGCGTTTGTAGACCGCCTGGAAGAAAGTGACTTTTGGGTTACCAGTCAAGTAGACATCTTGGGCGCCATAGGCGACGAGTTGCATGAGACCACCGGCCATTTTGTTTGTTTGTTGTACTATATACTGAGATTTTTTTTTCAGAAGATGAATGCGAAAAAACACAGTTTGATTTTTCCTGGTGTATATAAATGTCTACTCACACCGAAACCAAAACACCTGAAATTGAAGAACCTATTTTGGAAAAAAATCCAGAAAACGATTCTGAATATATCGAATCTGAAATTTCATCCGAAGATGTAGAAAATACAAGTTCTTTATTTGATAACGAAGGTATTGATTTGGAAGATGTAGGAAGTATTAACATGTCAGACGACGAAGATGATTACGAAGAACCCCTTATCGATATGGGAGGTCTATTAACATCAGTGCTCACAACAGAAGAAGGTGAAACAATATGTTCTGCCCTGGTAAATATATCAAGACAACTCGAGATGCAAAACAAGATCATGATTAAAATGTTAGCTCAGCTCCAAAAATAAAATAGACTTAGAAAAATAACAAGTAAGATTTATAAGATATGAATACTAATTCCAACGATATTTTTATAATCAGTGAAGACTATAATATCACGGAAAGTAAGGTAATACAGTATAACCAAGTTATCAATAATCTCAATATTGATGATATTGGTGATTATATACGCAAGCAGGAATATTTATGGAATGTACATGGAGAACATGAACCACAAGAAAATATACCAATACCCCTCCAACTTGCGTATTTACACTTTTTTGATAAAAACTCGAGAGAAATTGCTAAACAATCAGAATCCAACTGGAATATTGGTGTTATGAACACTTATTTTAAAACTCATGTAGCACATTTATGTGCTGCACACAATAGATGTCAAACATTGAATATACTCAGTTTCGAAGATAACGATAACGACGTGACATACTCAACTCGATTAAACAGGATTTTAAGTCAAATTGAAGACACGTGGCAATTCTGTTTTAGATACGCACGTATATATGATAGAGTAAATAACCCACCCACTACAGAAGATCTATCTGTGAGCACGGATCCAAGTATTTTCAGGTTTTCTATGCCAGATTTAAGTGAAAGATCACCGTTTCAAACAGTTCTTATTACATTTTTAAAAGAACTATTTGAAAACAACATAAGGAAGTATAAGGGTTACGTATGTACACAAATCAAAACACCTTTAGGTAGTTACGATACACGTGCATGGAAACAAATTGAAACTATACAGGAACACGTATGGAAAGCTTTTCCAAAAGAATCGCGATGGGAATTATGGTGCAGCATGACTACACAAGGTACGACTATGATAGGTCAATTAATAAAACTACTTGAGAATTGTGTAGATTCACAATTTCCAGAAATAAGAAAAAACAGACATCTTTGGTCTTTTAATAACGGTCTGTTAAATGGAAAACATTGGTGCGGAATAACAAGTAAATGGATACCCGCGTTTTATCCGTATGATTCACCCGAAGCTATTAAGCTCGATCCACGAGAAGTGAGTTGCAAATATTTCGATTTAGATTACGTAGATTATAGTAGCCTCGAAGACTGGTGGGATATACCGACACCATACTTCGATAAAGTTCTCAACGCACAGGAATTCGAAGAAGACGTGTGTAAATGGATGTATGTTATGGGCGGGAGATTATGCTTCGACCTAAACGAAGAAGGTTTAGACAAGTGGCAAATTATACCATTTTTAAAAGGTATCGCAAGATCTGGTAAATCAACACTTATTACTAATGTATTTAGTAAATTTTATGAAGGTCAAGACGTTAGAACATTATCGAATAACATCGAAAAGAAATTCGGATTAATGGGAATATACGATGGTTTAATGTTTATTGCACCAGAAATCAAGGGAGATTTACAACTCGAACAGGCTGAATTTCAATCAATCGTTTCAGGTGAAGACGTTTCCATTGCAATTAAAGGCGAAAAACCTAAAAGTATGAAATGGAGTATACCAGGTATATTAGGAGGAAACGAAGTACCCACATGGAGAGATAATTCTGGAAGTATCATTAGACGTTTGATGACCTGGAACTTTAAAAAACAAATCAAGGAAAAAGATACCGATCCCATGTTAGACATTAAACTCGAAAAAGAATTACCATCTATTTTACAAAAATGTTTACGCGGGTATTTAGAATATGCACAAAAATATAGAGGCGAAGATATATGGAACATTATCCCAAAATACTTCGTTGATATCAGAAAACAAATTGCAACTATAACTAACCCACTCGAACACTACTTAGAATCAGATGTAATCATATTAGGAAGTCATAAGACAGTGAAATGCCCAATGAAAATTTTCAAGGAGCGTTTCAATAGATACTGCAATGCAAACAATCTTGGACGTCCAAGATTTAATGCAGACTTTTATATCGGTCCTTTCAGTAGTAGAGATATAGAGGCTAGACGTATAACTGAACCAATACAGTATAGGGATGAATCAAAGGAACGTATACACGAAGACTTCTTATTCGGTGTAGATATAAAAGATGAAGATGATCCAGAGCATGGATAAATATAGAAGAAAATCTCAGCATACAATAAGCATGGATCCAAGACAATTCCTTAAAAATTCAAATATACAGGTTCATAGATCCAACTCAACTTCCCAAATAGTAGGTGCTGCGCAACCAATTGCACAAACGCGTTCTACTTTTAGAGAACTTCGAATAGGTCAATTTAAACCGGGTTTATATAATGTTTTGGTGAATAAAGATTTTGGAGTCGAAAGTGAAAGTAACGTTGATTTAGTATACATATTAAAACAAAAGCCAAAAGGACATGCACAAATAGCCCCCGGTTTAACCATAGATCTTAACGAAATAAAAGGTATTTATGGTCGTTTCCAAGTGGGTGCTATACATACAAGTAATTTTGGTATAAGAGGAAATTTAGATAAAAAGTTCTCTTCTGCACAACTTTCTGGATACATAACGAATGGCATAGAAAGAAAAAATTTCAGTTTTAACGTATACAAAAATGGTAAAATACGTTTTTCTGGAGGATTTTTAGGGTCTAGAAATTTAAAAAGACAACCCGAATCCTTACGAAAGTATATCGTAGATACATACACAAAAAAGGAAGTGTTTTTGTATAACGATATCAATTACAATAATATAGGTGGACAATTCGCAACAAATGCAAATTTTGATTTAACTAGAATAGCACAAGAAAATCCACTAAAAACAGTTGTTGATTATTTACCAGAATCTTCTCCATTTCTTTATATTACGTATAAAGACCATAGTTATATCCTATCGTCCAAATCGGGACAATTGGGTGCAGGTATAGTGCAGATACAGGGTGAAAATGATCCAGATAAACTCGAAAAGGCGTATTCAACGGGTGTTGAACTCACCAAAAGATTACACGAGTTAGGATACACTATGGGTTTTGTGAATAAAAATGTAAACGCAAAACCCTTATTACTTAGAAAAGAAAAATTAAAAGCATCGACGTGTCCAAAACCTAGAAGACCACCTTGTAAAGAAGGATTTGAATCTAGAAAAAATCCACAGGGATATGACTGTTGCTTTAAAAAACCAAAAAGAAAACCATCTAAGAAAACTACAACATCACAAAAAAACACGCGGATTACTTACGATAAAGATGGTACAATGAAAATAGGTGGTCGTAAATGTGAACGCCTTACTAAACCAGTTTTACTCGAAGTTGCAAAAAAATTAGGCGTTGTTAACGTAAAAAACAAAAACAAAAAAGAAGATATATGCAAGGCATTAGATAAAATTGAAAAGGGAAACTCTAATTATAAAATTAACAATAAATTATGTAGAGAACTGAAAAAAGACCAACTCGTTGCAATAGCTATATCTAAAGGTATATCTATAAACGACACGGATACCGTTAAAATTTTATGCCAAAAACTTCAAAATAAAAAGAATACCCCAAACACACCAAACACACTCGCTAAGGAAATGGAACAAATATTAATAAATAAAGAAAGAAAAAACAAGAGAGTACCAATAAATAAAAAACGAAAACTTAATGAGGCGAGTATAAAAAATGATTTAATAAAACTCTATGGTAAAAAATGGATAAACAAATATGGAAATGTCATGAACATTAATAAAGATGTAAAAGAAGTTAAGAAAAAGTTAAACAATATGGAAAATAAAAAACAATCGGTGACCAGTAATGGGATCATTAAAAAAATGACCGCGGACCAAATTAAAAAGAATATGGTTAAAAACTGGAAATTAAATAAACAACAGAATTTAAAGAAACTTATAATAGAAAAAGAAGCTAACAAGATATACGGTAAATTTGGTAAAAACGAAGTAAACAGAATCGTTAATTTTGCAATGTCGTTACCAAAAACACCCAATCTTAATAGTAAAAGGGTAATAGATTTTATAAAAATAGGAAGAGAACTTCGGGGACAACCACCACTCGCATTAAATAAAAAACGAGTAGTACCACCAAAACCAAAGGTACCTAGAAAACCAAGGGTTATCAAAAGAGCGCCTATAAAGAAAAAATCACCCATAAAACCAAAAAATAACGTCGCGCGTCGTTTAAAATTTAACTCGAACTCTAACTCGAACTCTAACTCGAACTCGAATTCTAACTCTAAATCGGCGTCCCGATCAAAATCAAATAACAAATTACTTAATGAAATATACGCAAATTTCGAAAAAAAGTATAAAAATACGTTAAAGAATAAAAGAAAATAATTAAATAATGGAAAACCCACGGGTTTTAATACTAAATCGCATACGACAAAATACAAACAATATTATAATAGACGAGTTAGAACATAATAATAACAATTATATTTTGTCAAGTGTTATAGATGGTATATACTATACTTTAATCGATTACATACAATTAGAAAGAAGAAAACATATTATAGGTCATTTAGAACTAGAATACACGTACACGGAAAATTTCCATCATAGTGAAGATCCTAGAAAATATTTAGAAGAACATCGTGAGTACGATGATATCGGACTAATGATGCATGTATATGATAATTTTAATAAGATGAATTCTAATAAACATAGAAGATTAATGTTTTATTTTATGAACATTTTACACTTCGATTTATAAGTTTTTCTGGTTCAGATATCTGTTTTAAATGTTTCGCGTGATATGAAAAATCATAACCCAAAAATTGATTCTTTATCTGACCCGAAAGTGCAAAAGCTTCCAGTTTTCTGGAAACTTGAGAACATACGGACTTTACTTCTAGGGATAATAATCTATCCTCCATCATAACAAATTCTTTCAACGATTCTTCTGTCATTTTATCTTTTTTCATTTTCTCAAACATTTTTTTAGATTGACCTTGTGAAACGTAAAAATATTTCGTTTTATACCCTGAAATAATAACACGATCACCGGTAATATCAATATCAGTATATATGAACATGAAGACAATACACGCTATTAATAACCAAGCTAACATATATAATTATCCAACATATTAAAAAAATCCTTCACTTTGTGAACCATATTAAATAATGTATCCATATCTTTTACTTTTCTTGGATCGATAATTTCAAATTCTACTTGGAAAACGGTAGATTCTTCTGCATCCATGTCATCGACCGTACCTGTAGACACTGTCATATCTATAGATAAATTCTTTCTAACAAAAGATGTTCTATTCTTTATTTTTTTACTATCAAATGTAGAATTTCCATTATCTTCAATAGGTGTTTCTCTTGATATACCAAATCTTATATCAAAAGGAGCATTTTCAACTTGTTTAAAATCCTCTACATGAACACGTTCCTTTTTCACAAGAGTTTCATCACCTGTTTTTTCTTCTATGGTCAATCGTGTTTTATCTTCTTCTCGGTGATAAACTTCAGAAGTAACGTTAGATATACTTTCCCAGCCAGTATACTTGTATAAACCAGCCAAATATTTATCGTACGTTTGTTTACCCACGTTTGTATCGAAAAATGTACCATTGAATTTACCAAGTCTCAATTCCATCTCAATGTATTCTTCATCTTTGTACTTATCGACCAAGGGTTTTATAGAATCACAAATAGTATGAACATTCATTTTTTATTTACATTTTAATTATCGCGTCTTCTTCTTAAGCCTTTTTTATTACCTTTTTTTATATGCATGGTTTTATAAATATAGGAAACACGTGTTATTTTAATTCTGCTATACAAATTATGCTACATATTCACGAAATATCATCTCATATATTGGATAATAAATACACCGGCGAATGTAAATTTACAAGTGCATACGAACAACTCGTTCACATGTATTTTAAAACCCGAGAAACGAAAGCTTTTACAATAAAACCAATACTACAAGAATTTATTACAATTTTTCCAAGATTTAAAATTGGATACCCACACGATTCCCAAGATGCACTTTTTTGTATAATAGATATTCTCGAAAAAAGTTACCCCTACATTAAAAAACTTGTATACGGAGAAATTACACAAATAACTATATCACCAGTTGGTAAAAATACAGTAAAAATACCTTTCTGTATCCATATATTAAATGTAAAACAAAACATAAAGGATTTAAATATAATGATATCAGAAAGTCAAAAATGGAACACTTTAGAAGATTACGTTGATAATGAAGGTAAAAAACATAACGTTGCAACTACTCGAAATATATTTTCAAGTTATCCAAAAGTATTTTTAGTTTCATTCGATAAAAAAAGTTATGTAAAAATAGACGAAAATTTAAATATCGGAAATAATGTTTACGAGTTAAGATCTACTATAATTCATAAAGGTGTACAATATGGTGGTCATTACATGTCTACAACAAAATTAGGTGATGATTGGATAATACAAGACGACGATACGTTAGGTAAATTAAAACAATTTCCTAATGAAGATAATCACTTCATACTGGTATACAGTCTAAAAACTCCTTCATGAGAATATCCTCTTTTATGTTCACGAGTGTTCTATAAAACGTTCTCCGACTATTAGGAAACGTTTTATCTTTTCTTTTCTTAATAGGTTTCCACCAAACCGGGCCATTTTCCCAATTCACATACATACATTCAACAATATCACCACTTTTCAACCATCTATAATCACTCATCTTTTCCACGGGTATAGACGATTCAAAAAAATGTTTTCCCTTCTCTTGTATATATAATCTCCATACGTATTCACCAGGTACACATCCAGGTGTTTCTGCAGTTGGACCCTTTTTAACAAGAAAGTCTATAGTATTTTTATTTCTTGGTTTCCATTTAAACATTGTATTATGTGTACCTATACGAATAGGTTCATTTATGGGTGTGAAAATAAGACCATCAACTTCCTGTTTTACCGTGGGAAGGTACTTATCCATAAATTCTCTAAAATCTCTGTGTAAATGAAATGTTTTTACTTTCAGTGTAATAGAATCCGTTCTTAAAACCATTGCTTTTTTAACTGTTTTCTCACAATGATCCAAACGTTCCAAAAAACCTTGATTACCAACAACTTCACCACACGTCATTAAACAATCATATATCATGAATTCGTTATTATACAATTCACCTTCAAGTATAGTACCCTTAAATACAGCCATTCTAAAATTTAAAGGTTCCACAAACATTTCCAAAGCTCGGTTTATAAAAACACATACTTTTTGTGATCCATATTGTATGGCTATCATCATATATCGTGTACCATCCGTCTTTTCACAAACAACGTAATTGTTCTTTTCCAAAATACCAAAATGTTCTCGTTCTATAGATATTGGTTGACAACCTGGAAATATACCTTTACCTTTCGTACCCCACGATTCTTCCATGAAGTTAATCGTGTATTTGTAAAGAGGATCATCCTTCTTTACAAACACGCGGTTCATTTTGTTTTATATTTTTATTTTAATCTTTAATTACTTTTAACACCAGTTGCGTTTAGAATATTACTTATACATTCGTGAGAATATGTCATAGTTAACTTAGCTTTTGTATACGCATGAATTTTGACACCCGACTCCTTAAATTTAGAAAACATAACGTCCATTCTAGGATATACTTTACACACACCATACTTTTTATCTTTTATATGTTTTGTTACATTTTTACACATAAGTACCCAACATTTTGAAGATGTTTTTAAAACATTGTACATACCATCGGATACTTTATTACCTACTTCTGTATCGAAATTAAGACCCATTTGTTCGATTGGTTCCTTTGAATTTTTATTGACCTTGTCCTTAAACATATCCCAATCAATTCCTTCAAGAACGGCAGGAAAAACTACACCCCCAATTCCTTCATATTTATCAAAACACTTTGATAGAGATAAATCATCTACAGCTATACCAAAATCAATAAAAAATATACGATCGTGAGTTTTAATATATTTTTGAATAATTTCACACTTTTCATACGGGTCGTCGTTTACAAAAACAACTTCATTTTCTGTACCACGATTTTGCATACACAACAAATTAAACCTAAGAATTGTATGAAGCGTTTTAACAGAACATGATTTACTTCGAGTGACTATAATAGTTGCAAATTTCATTTATATTAATACAAATCTAAGCCTTAAGCCTATCTTCTAAACACCCAATAAATGGTAAATTACCAACATGTCCTAAAGTTGTATGAACATCTGCGTATATCTTCCCACCAATTTGTTGCCATCTTCTACAAAAAGCATAATCTTCTGATAAGTATCTACGATTCTCTGGATCTATCATGCAATCAAATATCGCACAATAATCATCGAAATCTCTATTTTGATGATCGTTTTTACAATCCAAATCCTTATACTTTTCGTGCAATTTATCAAAAGCTTTTCGAGTAATAACCATAAAACCAGTTGGTCCATCTAAAACTTCAATGAACCCATTTTCTACCTCTCTATGTTCTGCACCAATATTTGCAACTAGAGAAGAAGAAAGCATTGCCATATCACGATTATCATTATTTTTAACAGCATTATAGGCCTGTTCCCACATAACAACCTTTTTAGGATATATAGCCACAGAAACTTCATGCCCAGACTTAACAAGACGAATAACAGATCTCGGATCAAAATCGACATCAGCGTCAATAAACATGAAATAATCACAATCGGTTTTTTGCATAAACCTACCAACTGCAACATTTCTAGCACGATGTACTAAACTTTCGTTTTCAGTCGTATCTAGAACCAATTGTATACCCGAACGTATAAGTTCTAGCTGAAGTTTAATTATACCAATCATGTATTTTTCTAAACATAACCCCCCATAACACGGTGTAGATAAAAATAATCGAATAGGATTTTCTGTACTCATTATATTAAATTAAACGTCTAATTCCTCTAAGTGTTTTTTTATAATACTTTCAATTTTATTAATAGTTGGAATAGAAATTGAACATTTTTCACAAATTTCATTTTTGGTCACCCTTTTTTTCAAAACACTATAAATAATAACAGATGCTACACTATTTGGTGTTTTACTCATGAGTTGCGAACAATCTTCTAATTTTGAACACATCTTATTACACGATAACCGTTCTTCTCGAGAAACTTCAAATGTATTAAGTAATCTGTTCATTACATCGTGAGGTAAAGTCGTATAACTATCTATAGTTTTACCAAGCAAAGTTTCTTTAAAAAGTTGTGTTGTTCTACTCACGTCTTTTGAATGTACAGAAAACATTTCTGAAATTTCCTTTGTAGTTCTAGGTATTTTAGACATTCTACACGCAAATAAAACACAATTGGCTTTTATACCAGTTCTAACAGCACCCCTTGTTAGTTTTTTCTCACTAAATTTTTTATACATCATTTTTGCATCTTTTAAAACTGATTCGGGTAGTGTATGACATGACTCGTCTATATCTTTATAAACATGAAATAACGATCTATCTTTATGATTCATCGACTGATGAAAATTTATCTTAGCCATACGTTTAGTTTCGTAATTTGAAGTCTTTTGTGTAGTAATTATAGTTCCTTTACCCCATGAATCTGAAAATAACTCTGGGTTAGCGTTTGGATTTCCACAACGCGAAGGATCATTAACTCTACCATCTTCTGAAATACCACTCGTCCATTCCGCATTATCATCTATATAAATATTATCTATTAAGCCACAATTTGGACACGTTGGTAATCCTTCTTTTGTAATAATTTTAGCACATTTACATTGTTTACATAAATTCGTATTTACTGACCTTGATACAATTGGTTTTTTTAGCATTTGATCCACCTGGGACCATATATTAGCAGTCAGTTCTTCCATATTTATATTAAAAAGAATAAATTTTACGTTATTTTTTTCATACTTAGGTTTTAAAAATTTAACTCATCTGCTTGACTTTTTGCTAATGATTCGATGTTATCTACCATTTTTTTATAACGCAAAGAACCAGGGCTACGTGGATTCCATTCATTCCATTCTTTATCTATCATTACATGATTAGATGGTGGTATAACAACACCGTCAATTTCAGTATCTGAAACTATAAACCCTTCTAAATCACTTCCATCGTCGTCAGATTCGTCTATGATTTCGCTATCTTCCTCGGAGTCTATTTCATCTATCATACAATACAAATTATCCTTTACGTTTTTAAAATAATCAGTCGCTTGGTGATGTTCAGATAAATTAACGGCCTGAACAAGTTCATCATTATCTTCGAGCTCATATATTCGAGCACCCTTATACGTCATAGACGTTTCAGAATAATAGGCTACCACTAGGTAATCTTCGTGGTTCTCTTTAACTTTAGCATACATTTCGTCTTCAATATCTTCTTCTAAGTTGACTAAAACTTTTATCAATTCCCCAGGCTGTATATCTGAAAAATTAATCATATCTAAAGTTTTACTACAAAAATATTTACAATTATTAGCACACATGGGAGTAGAAATATTATCAAAAGAAGGATGTCAATACTGCGATCTTGCAGTAGATTTATGTAAAGAATACAAATTAGAACACAAAAAAATAATTATCGATAAAGACGAATTAAAGAAAAGATGTGGAATGTCAGCTTCTACATATCCACAGATTATAATGAATACAGAACTTATAGGAAATTATTTCGATTTTCAAGATTACCTTGAAGATGCCGAACCAATGTTATTACCAACTTTAGACAGGTTTACAGTTTTCCCAATTGAACACGAAAACTTATGGACCATGTATAAAAAAGCCCAAATGTCCAATTGGACTGCCGAGGAAATTGACTTTTCGAAAGATATGGATGACTGGGTACAATTAAGTGAAAACGAACAACATTTTATTAAATATGTACTTGCTTTTTTTGCAGGTTCGGACGGTATAGTTTTTGAAAACTTAAACAATAACTTTGCCAATGAAGTTCAGTACACAGAGGCCAGGTCGTTTTATGCGTATCAAGAACATAACGAAATGGTTCACGGAGAAACATACAGCAAACTTATTGATAAATATATAAGAAGTTCGACAGAAAAGAAACAACTTTTTGAAGCTATACAGTCAATTCCATGTATAGAAAGTAAGGCAAGTTGGGCCATGAAATGGTTTGATCGGAAACGTACATTTGGTGAACGATTATTTGCATTTGCATGTGTCGAAGGTATATTCTTTTCTGGAAGCTTTTGTGCTATCTTCTGGTTAAAAAAGAGAGGATTACTTCCAGGTTTATGTTTTAGTAATGAACTCATAAGTAGAGATGAAGGTTTACATTTAGAATTCGCAATTGAATTATTTAAAATGTTAAAACACAAACCAAATGCAAAAATTATTGAAGAGATTGTTAGAGAAGCAGTCTCTATTGAAAAAAACTTTATTACTGACGCATTACCATGTAGTTTAATAGGTATGAATTCAGAAAAGATGTCGGAATATATCGAATACGTCGCCGATAGATTATTAAAACAAAGTGGTCACGATAAAATCTGGGACACGAAAAATCCCTTTGATTTTATGGAGAATATATCACTCGATGGAAAAACTAATTTTTTTGAAAAGAGAGTAGGAGATTACGGCAAAATGGATGAAGATTCAACTTCAATTGAATTTAATGAAGAATTTTAAGCCGTCATAACCATTTTCTTACCGTCAGAACATTCACATGTCACAGCACCTTCGGAATCACCTTCACCCTCGTATTCCGCAGACGCTGGTGTATCTGTTTCTTCAGTTAAATCCATTGAACCCAATTTCAAACCAGAATCAAAAGTGGCATATTGTTCTTCAGCCATACCTGGTAAAGCATCTGGCATATCAACCATTGCTGGTGGTGCAGATGGACCCTCCGCAACTTCTTCTTCGACTTCTTCTTCAACTTCTTCTGGTTGAGGAGCTGGACCCTCAACCTCTTCTGGTTGAGGAGCTGGACCTTCAATTTCAAAAGCTTCTTTTTTAACGTTCATCATACCCCAAACAACGAGTAAGAAAACAATAGTATGAAACATTAAACCTTTACCTGATGGGCATCCGGTTGGACTAGATATCCATTTACCAAATATAGCACGTGTAAGACGGAACGTATCTGGATTTGCAATCACAAAGAAAACCATCGCAGACATTAACGATATAAGGAATTTTTTTTCCTGTTTTTTACCTTTGCAGCCACATCCACAATCTGGAAATAGCCAGCTTTTTTCACCTGACGAACAAGTCATTTTATATTAATATATGTCTAGAAAAAAAATAACTTAAAGTTTGGAATCATATATAATATACAAAAAAATGTCCAATACAATTCAAGTTTCCAGCGATTTCGAACCATCATCTGTTATCTTCAGTCAATTGAAGAAGAACAAAAATGGTGGTAAATCCGTGCTTCTTATGCACGGAAATAAAAAGAAACTCTACTTACAACTCCCTTTTATGCGTTCACCATTTGGTTTAAGTGCGTTTACTGACGAAAACACGAACAAAACTTCATACTCACTCGATCTATCTTTCGATACCGATAATCAAGAGGCTCAGGGACTTTCTATTAAATTAAAAGAACTGGACGAAATTATTCTTAATAAAGTTGCCGAAAATTCAGCGGAATGGCTTGGTAAGAAATACGATATTAACGTCATTCGTGAAGCCCTATATAAACCACTTGTTAGACAGGGACGAGAATCTTATCCAGATACACTCAAGTTAAAAGTTCAAACAAACCAAGAAGGTGAATTTATGTCAGAAGCATATAATTCAAATAGAGAACAGATCCAGATTGATCAAATTGAAAAGGGTCAAAGATGTATGTGTATCGTCGAAATTAACCAAATTTGGTTTATCGATAATAAGTTCGGAGTAAGCGTTCGGTTATCGCAAGTTCTTTGCGGTGAATCAACACGATTACCAAAATTCGCATTTCAGGGATTGCCAGATTTAAACAATATTGATGAACAAATTGAAGAAATTATGGATGATCTTATTGATGAATAAAATATTAATATACAATAGACATGGAACGTGAAATACACGAAAGAAATTTAAAGATTATAGCGTCACAAACAAAAAATAAAAAAAATACACAAGCTAAAAAAATTAATTTAGGTAAAAATCTCATGAAAAGTATACAGGGTATGGGATGTAAACCAGAGAAAGTTTTTTACGCATCTGGGAATGAGGTTGTTGTATCAAAAGATAAATCCCCATTTTTCGCTGTCGAAAAGTCTTCGGATATAACACGGGGTATGAAAAAAATAGGTAAAGGCCAATGGGGTCAGGTATACATGGGATGTATAGATAAGGAATGTAAAAAACCAATAGCTATAAAAATCGTTAAAAATGCAAGCATAGAACACGAATATAAAATGGGTAAACGCATGGCACTTTTTGGAGGCGTTAAACCTTTTACATTAGAAAAATGTAATAACATGTCGTTTTTGTATACACAATATGCAAATAACGGAACTTTACGAGATTTTATAAAAACAAACAAACATAAATTATTACCTATACATTTCAGAACCATTATAACACAAATTCTACACAGTTTATACAGAGCACAAATGAAATACCCAACGTTTAGACATCACGATTTACACACTGAAAATATATTAATAAACACTTCAAGTCCATCTCGTGTCAGAATTATAAAGGCGTCTAACATGCAATTTAAAGTTCACGATATCGGTTTACAAACTATGATGAGTGATTTTGGTTTATCCACTTTAAAAAATTATAAGTGTCCACCTATTGACGAAGATCCCTCTTGGTACAAGAAAGAAGTGGGTATATACAGAGGTTCACATAACATGTATGACGTTCAATACTTTTTATCCGGAATACGAACAGATATTAAAATTAATGGTATCAGGAATGGTTCAGAGGCTGTACAATTCATCGAACGAATTTTACCGTTAGAATATTTACAAAAAGAATCTAGCAAAGTACACGATTGGAGGTTACGAGCATCACCTCTGGGACACCCAGATTTACCATCGTTTAAAAAAATATTTAACGATAGATACTTTTCACCGTATAAAAAGACCCCTATACCACTCGATATAAGCACGTTCATTAAACGTACACCTTCCAAACCAAAAAATATTATAGTCAAACACGGTGGTGGTAAAGTTAAGAAAACACTCGATCAAATTAAAAAGGAACTTGCATCTAAAAACAATAAAAAGGTATTAAAACGCCCCGCTTTAAAAGTACGAATTCAACCAAAAGCAACACCAAAACCAAAAATTTCCATGTCAAATAAAGGATACATTAGAGTTGGATCGAGAAAATGTACTTCATATAAAAAACAAGAACTCATAAATTTAGCAAAACGTATGAATATTAATACGGATAAAAAAACAATAGAAAAAATATGTCAAGAGATTAAATTAAAATATATAAAATAAGTATATAACCATGCTTGTGGTATTAGCACTTATCGCCATAGACATTTATATACTAATGAACACAGGTGGTAAAACAGAAAAGAAAGATAATAAAGAAGGTGATGTCGAATGGACAGTTTACGGTACAAATTGGTGTGGTTGGACTAAGAAACAGTTAGCATATCTGGAAAAGAAGGGTATATCTCATAAATACGTCGATTGTGAAAAAAACAAAGGACTATGCAAAAATATATCTGGATTTCCAGTTATGAAAAATTCAAAAGGTGAAGAGATAGTTGGTTATAAAGAAGTTTAAACTTACACACCACGAACAACGGCCATGGAAAGCGAAAGGATAAAGGCATCGAGGAATGTATTAATTGGTTTGAGAACAGTTATGTGTTTCACAAGCGATCTGTTCCAGGCAAATCTAAGTACAAATGTACTAATAAGTATAGCAAGAACGAAAAGAAGAATTTCCGTCAAGGCATCGTTCATTTTTTTGGCGTTAGCGAGATCTCTGAGCATTTTACTAATTAATAATATTTTATTTTCTGATATACTATTAATGAGGAATGCCACGAATAAAAAACTTCCCCTGAGTGGTTCCGAACCTACATATACCCAAAGGTTATGGGGTCGTGCTGTAGGAATAGGGAACAATAATTGTTACGCTTATGCAGTTGGAGACTACGAAGGATTTAGACGTTCAAAAAGTATTCCAGGTGAACGTGCTGGTATACGAAACGGTCATACATATACTCACTGCAGGGACTTACCAAGACGTGTTGTAGCCGATAATCCTAAAAAAGTGTACCTAGCAAAAGCGGGTGAAAAATGTAAAAATAAACATTTCAAAGTTATGATGTTTGTAGCACCTGGTAATAAAAGGAATTACTTTAGACAGGGTGATTTTCACTTTTATAAACAACATGGATACGTCGAGTATAAAGTGAAAAAAGGAAATACACACGAAAACATTGCTAAATTTTTTAAAGTTCCTTTAGCCCGTATTAAGAAATGCGGTAAATGCATCCCTGGTAAACTTTTCAAATTCAAAGCAAATGTTTTTAGTCATAAAAGAGGATGGGCAACCGGACCTTTACTCGTAGACGCTAAAGGTAAAGCTATTATAGATCCAAGAAAAGCATCTAGGAACTACCCTGGTTTATCGTATGGTAAATATTGTAGTTCATTCTGTGTTAAGGATAGCGGGATCAAAGTCGGACATACTCATCCCAAAGTCGTCAAGAACACTCGTTAAATCATCTTCGTGTTCAACATTAAATATTAAATCGAGAGCATCTAATACCAATTCATTATGTAAACACACGGTATTCGACGTTACTTCATAATCATTAAATACAGTTATCTGAACCCTAAAATTGCTTCCATCGAACACTTTTCGACATATGGGACATGTAACTTTACCCTTTTTTTTCCAGTTTTCTAGACAATGTGAATGAAAAATATGCCCACACCGTATAGTTTTACTATGTCTAGTCTGACGAACATCGTTCAGACATATAGCACATTGAGTCATTATCTAGAACACTTAAAGAATTTATTAAACGAAATTTACCGTAATTTTTATTTTAGTAAATATTTGGCATTTTAAGAAGAGCCTTATCGCAAGAACCACACTGAGTTTTTTGTTGATCTTGACTTGGTCTCAGAATTTCTGGACCTTTTTGCTGGAGAAGTTTTCGAAACGAATAGTTATCCTCGAAAGAAATACCATTTTGTTTCATGACATAGTTATTGTAAAGTTGACTCGAGCTATTAATAGTGTAGCATCGACCATCGGCCATACCAAGTCTTTGAGACATTTTTATATATTAGTATTACATTAGAAATTAATTTGTCTATTTTTAGTTGTCAACTTCCATGACTTGAACCCTTTATCCTTAAGATAATTTACCAATTTATCGACTTTGTACCCTGAAAAATCTTCGAACAATTCTCGCTTATTTATATCACATGGTGATACCCTGACGTTCGGTATTTCATTGATCGTATTGTTGATAATATTGTATGCATACGCAACTTCTTTCAAAGTTTCTGCGCCTGTGATTATAATCTTACCTGTACCAAAAATACTTGTCGTTATCTCTTTCATATCATCCGCCGGTTTAAACTTAATCTTTACCGCCGAATACTTATCCGGTTCAAACGAAACTTTAAATACACCTGGGAAATTACTGAAATATCTCGACACTTTCAAAAGGTTTATGTTATAATTTAAACTAAAATTAGAATTAATCATAACGACCTTAAACGTTTCAATAGGTGCAATGCATTTTTCATCCATAAACGTATTAAATATATACGAAAGTTGACTGATTATTCTTCTACAATCAAATAAATCAGAACACCCTGCAACTTGAATACTTCCATTTGGAAATATTTTTATAGATTTTGTACTTAAACTATCCGTATATACAAGTGTAATCTGATTATAAAATGCCTTTGGAGACAATTTTATATTCCATAACCATCCGTTCGACGAATTTTTACCAATTCGGGCCTTACCATCTATAATTTCGTGCTGAAACCGTCTTCTCATCTTTTCGATATCTATATTCGTTTGAAACTTCGATATCATAGTTATAGTTGTAAGTTTTACCCACGAAGGGCGATACTCTTCCTTTATATCCTTTCGAAACTCATCTAACGTAAGTAAATACGAAAAGGTATTATTAGCAATAGGTCTATATTTACCGTTCTTATTTAATATAGAACACGAAACTTCATTCATATTGTCTTAAAAAAATATTAATTAAAGTTAACTTAGGTTATATACATATGCCGTGTTTAAAGTGCAAAAAGAAAGGTATTCCTATGATCTGCAAATACTGTAATTTAGGGTTTTGTTCGAGATGTATACTATTAGAAATGCACGATTGTTCGGGAGCAGAACTAAAGAAACAAGATACTTTAAAAAATTTAAAAACACAACTTGAGTTTAAAAAACCTCCTAAAGTTGAAACTATTTAATATTAAAGACTTTAATACATAAAATAATATTACATGACTACATTTTTAAAAAACGCAAAACAAATCATACAAGTCGACGAAAACGAAACTATAGTTGAAATTGAATACGATAAGTACCTCGAAGGTTTCGGGTTTGAAATGTTCACGGATTATTTTAAAACAACTTTATCAGGAACATCAAACCATTTTTCAGTATCAAATGATAATAACGAACAAAAACCTATACGATACGAACAATTTTTAGATACTATGGTAAACAAAACGACAGATACAAGACGTAGAATGGTATCTGTCCAATTGGAAAATGTTCTATTCGAGAATAAGAATACTCATTCGCTCATTAGGATTATGAATACTGTTAAGATTTTAGATCCAACGTTTATACCCCCTTACATAAACGTTACGTGTTCTTGGCAAAAAAGAATGGTTCGTGAATTCTGTTTAACAACGTTTCCCAAGGTTATACATTCGTGTACAAGCGATCATAGACTTGATTTAACTTTTAGAGTATTGCAATTAATAGAATCAGAATTGCAATTATAATCACGTTAAGCGATTTTTTAAATTCTCTACGTTCTTCCTCCTGTTTTTCTTTTAAAAGTTGTTCACCATCACCAATTTCCATTTTTTCTCTAACCGTAAAACCCCTATCTATATTTCTCCCTGGAAGGAGAGGTCTAGATAAGGAACACTCTTCTTCTCTATACCCTGGTCTACCAACACCCTTGGATAATACATCACACGCAGGACTCTTGTACTCTTCTTCTGGGTCTTGTTCTTCTGGTTTATATTTTTGAAAATCAACCACATGTTTACTCGAACCAGGTGGGAAAAAATTTTCTGGATCGACGAAAGGATTTATATCGTTGATCGTATTTTTATCGTCGAGCATCAACTGACTCATCTTTATTACTATTCAATAATATATTTTTTTATTGAAACCCAGACCATACTAAAAATAATATAATATCATAATATAGATATGTCTAAAATAAAACCACAAACAATTGCGGCCATAGCTATAACATTATGTATAATGTGTACAATTTTGTATAGTTTTATGAAACCAAGTTCTAATACGGTTGTTTCTTCTGAAAAGAAAGAAAAAGAAGAAGTAGTGGATGTAAAAAGTAAAGAAGAAATAGTTAAGGCCGTTGAAGAACTCGAAACCATCAAGGATAGACTCAAAAATGCCGAAAATTATCGCGAATACTACAGGTCCGAAACGAATAACGGTCTTACAGTTATTGGTACGGTGATGGAACAAATGATCGACGTTATGGTCGCTGTTTTGAAACAACCACTCGTTGCTGAAGCTGTTTCTAAACGTATTGTTAATAAACAAGATGCAGACGAGATGGCAGAATACATAGAAGTTTTAGGTCAGGGAATTGTTAAAGAAGTCGAAGAAACACCAATTTTGAAGTGTAGAAAAGCGAGAACGTTTGAATGTACTGGACAAGGGGAAGAAAAAGCATGTGGTTGGGTAGAAGCTGAAGGTGAAGTCCCAACTGAAAACTGCGCCGCTTACGAAGTAAACCATATGGCAATTCGCGAAGGTTCGAGAAACGCAGCTGCAAACTTATACAATAAAGTACTCGATATCGTTACAAAGGTAGAAGAACAAGATAAAATATACCGCATAACCAAAAATGTAGCACTCGATAATGCGACTCAATATGCTATAGCAAATAATTGGAGTGATAGAGATATTGAAAGAATGCATGAAAGTTTCCCCGATCAAAATGAGTTTACAGACGCTGCATTAGGACACTACAAGTATCTAGGCCACGATTTAAGATTGGAACTTGGTGAATCTGTTAATACAATAGAATTAACAGATGATGAAAAAAATTATTTACCACACCATTTGAAAAATAGAAATATGGAAGAAGAAATAAAAGCACAAAAATTTTTTGATATTAGTATAAAGTTATACGAAGAAGCCGATTATAAAGGAAATGAAATGGTAATTGAAGCCAAATTTCCAGAAGGTACAGATTATAATCTTAAACATAGTCATTCCAATCCACTTAAATCGTTTAAAATCAGTGAAAATGTTATTTTATTTGGTCTAAAACGAGATACACGAGAGGAAGTGGAAATTAAAGGTCCAGCCGAAGACAGTGATCACGGAGAAGGATTGATAGATACCCGTATCGAAATAGTCCAAACAAATTAATATATCATCATACTATATAACCAAACCATGGATCCTAAAATTATAGCCGGTGTTGTAGTTGCACTCATTATCTTTAGCGCTCTTCTCTGGAAATTTGTATTCAAAACATCAGGGGGTGCACCAGAAATAAGTGTCGATGAACCCACACCAATCACTGGTCCCACACCAGCCGATCCTATCGACGATGCTATTATGGGGGAAGGAGAAACAGTCCCAGAAGAAGAAACGACCGAACTCGATACAGCACCAGCTACTGACGAAGCGGAAGAAGAAGCTGCCCAGCAGGAAGATGCACAAGATGAACCAGAGGGATACCGTATCCAATAAATAATTACAAACTAATAAATTACTAACTATAATACTAGAAAGTATAAACTGTTATTATAGTTGGCTTATCGTTTTTTTTATAATTTAATTAATACCAATTTTATCGTTAGCAGATCCAAATTTATTACCGTACGTAGTTGTACTTACAGGCCTATCAATTGGTTTTGCAGGTTCCGCGATATCGTGAATGTACCCCATATACTGAGAAACACCTGTTTGGATTTGCCCAACGGCAGTTTTAATAACAATACCGTTCATGTATCTAACCTGTTCTTGAACATTCGAATTTGGATCACCCGAATTGTTAATAAAAACAACACGCATGATACTGTGTAAATCATCGTTATTTTGGTAATCTATGGCAACACCAGTTTTGTTTTTGAAATCTTGGCGTATACCACGGTGAAGAACATTTCTATTAAATTCCGAAAAGAATAAAGCATTCAAAGGAGTTGGGCACTGCTTGAGAGAATTTATGTGAAGAGCGTCGCACATTTAATATAGGCCTGGAAAAAAAGTATCAGTAAATATAAATGTTAATACTCGCTGATTTTGACAAGGCATATTCGACCAAACCATGTAATTACGAAAGACCAATATGTAAAGCACCAGAGTGCTTCGTCGCTTCGTACCCACCTGTTGCCAAAGTTGGTGACCCAGAAGGTAAATTTTACGTAAACTCGTCTCTTCTCCAGCCCAATAGATTAGCTGAAACAAAGGGTCCAACAACTGTTCGAAGTGAAGATTTTCAGTGCAAATAAATTATTTAATTTAAAAGATAGACTATTATTAAAATTATAAATGAGAGTTATAAAACGTTCCGGTCGTGTTGAAGACGTAAAGTTTAACAAGGTCACCAACAGGATTTCTAAACTCACATACGGACTTTCAGAAAATGTAGACGTTTCCACTGTAGCACAACAAGTATTCTCTTCAATGTACGATGAAATCAAAACGTATGAAATAGATACCCTTTCCTCTGAAGTATGCATTGGAATGATAACGAAAGATCCCGATTATGAAATTTTAGCAACTCGAATTGTTGCAAGTAATATCCAAAAACGTGCAGCAAATAATTTTCACATTGCCATGCGTAAACTACATAAAGCTGGTATCATTACACACGAAGTTTTGGAAGTATCTGCTAAAGTTAAGGAAAATATAGTACCAGAACGCGATTTCGATTTTGGATATTTTGGCCTGAAAACTTTGGAAAAAGGATACCTTCAAAAAATAGATGGGGATATCATTGAAACACCGCAATATATGTATATGCGAGTATCGATAGGCATACACGGACACGACGTTGATCGCGTTTTGGAAACGTACGAAGCCATGTCAAAAGGTCTATTTATTCACGCTACACCAACTTTATTTAATGCAGGTACACACAGGCCACAAATGTCGTCGTGTTTCCTCATTGCAAATAAAGAAGACAGTATCGATGGAATATATGATACCGTAAAGGAATGTGCGCAAATTAGTAAATGGGCAGGTGGTATTGGTTTACATGTACACGACGTTCGTGCAAACAAATCACATATAAGAGGAACAAACGGTACATCAGATGGTATTATTCCAATGCTCAGAGTATACAATACGACGGCAAGATATGTAAATCAGGCAGGTAGACGAAAGGGTTCAATCGCAGTCTATTTAGAACCATGGCATTCCGATATCCTCGATTTTCTTGAAATTCGTTTAAATCAAGGCGATGAAGAAGCGAGATGTCGTGATTTATTTACAGCCATGTGGATACCCGACCTATTCATGAAACGTGTTGAAAATAACGAAAAATGGTCGTTGTTTTGTCCAGATCAGGCACAAGGATTATCCCAAGTTTATGGTAAAGAATTCGAAGACCTTTACGAATCGTACGAAAATGAAGGTCTTGCATCAAAAACTTTACCAGCGGTGGAAATATGGAAAGCTATTATAAAATCACAAAGTGAAACGGGAACACCGTATATGCTTTATAAAGATGCATGTAATCAAAAATCAAACCATAAACACATTGGTACAATTAAATCATCAAATTTGTGTACAGAAATTTTGGAATATACGGATAAGGATGAAACAGCCGTGTGTAATCTTGCCTCGATAGCATTACCTAAATATGTTAACACGGAAACCAAAGAGTTTAACCACGAAGAATTACACCGCGTCACAAAAATGGTTACTCGAAATTTAAATAGAGTTATTGATAAGAACTTCTACCCTACAGAAAACGGACACAGATCAAACATACGTCATAGACCAATAGGTATAGGTGTTCAAGGTCTTGCCGATGTATTCATCATGCTTAGAATGACATTTGGATCGGAAGAATCGAAAAAACTAAATCGCGACATTTTCGAAACGATATACCACGCATCACTCGAGTCGTCGTGTGAGCTCGCAGAAATGTATGGCCCTTATAGTACATTTAAGGGATCACCGTTTAGTAAAGGTATTCTCCAATTTGATATGTGGGATCGTGATCCACAATTTAGTGGTCGATACGATTGGGACGCGATGCGTAAACTCGTAAAGGAAGGTACTCGAAATAGTCTCTTACTCGCACCCATGCCTACAGCATCAACGTCTCAAATTTTGGGTAATAACGAGTGTTTTGAACCGTATACAACAAATATTTATCTGAGACGAACACTCGCGGGTGAATTTGTAGTCGTAAACAAACACTTAGTCGAAGATTTGAAAAAAATCGGACTCTGGTCAAAAGAAATGAAAGATCTTATGGTTAAGGCAAACGGATCTGTCCAAAACATCATTGACATACCAACCGAACTCAAGGAATTATACAAGACGGTATGGGAAATGAGTCAAAAAACTATCATAGACATGGCTGCAGATAGAGGTGTATATATAGACCAAAGTCAAAGTATGAACTTGTTCGTCGAAAGTCCAACAATATCAAAACTTTCGTCTATGCACATGTATGCATGGAAATCAGGTTTGAAAACGGGTATGTATTACCTTAGAAGTAAGGCAAAGGCGAGACCAATCCAGTTTAGTTTAGAAGCTGAGTGTGCTATGTGTTCTGCCTAAATAAATTTTTTATAACTTTGTACCTCATCATCATATACGAAACGTGTATCTCTATGATTTTGAGACGTAGCCAATTCATTACTTTCCTGGGAGATAAAATTATACTTCTATATAAATGCCAAGACGTGCTAGAAATAATAACACAAATTCAGGAAGTAATAATAATCAGCAGAATAGTCCAAGATCCGTTTTAAATCGTAAAACAAAACCACGTTCACAAAGACGTCAACGTCGCCGTACTCCAGCGCCACCACCATCACCGGTATCACCACAACATCGATTAAGCCCGGGGTTTTTAGCAACTATGTGGGGATGGGCATCACGCGGATATTTTTCTAATGCAAATAATAATCGCAATTAATATAAATGACAACAACACCAAAAAAGTCTAAAAAAAATAACAGCCCAAAAAGATCACCCGTTTCTCCAGGGTTTGCCAAAAGAGTAGTAAATACTATACCAAGTCCTTTTAAGAAAACATTACAAAATGCATTCAATGCTGCTTTTGCATCACCTTCGCCAACTAAAAAAAATAAAAGAAAAGCTGTAAATAATGCTTTAAAAAATAAAAAATAAATGTATATTAAATGGGATTAAATAATTTAATACGTAAAAGAGATAGTCTTCAACGTAAAAAAATTGAATGTTTAAACAAAATTCTTCAAATAAGTAAAAATTTCAAGAAAATTGAAAAGGAAAAAGGATATGGACGCGCAAGTCTAAATTACGCAAACGCGTGTAAAAATGTTGATGTTATCGACAAGGAAATTAATAAATTAGGAAAAGAAATTAAAAAATTAGAAAATAAAAAAAAATAAATAGAGGGTTAAAGCTTACGGTATATATACATTTATAAAGTTCGTTCACAAAATGGCAACAAAGTTTATAAATGCAAAAGAAACGTTAAAACTCACTAATTACGACGGAAGAAAAATTTCACTTTGTACCAACGAAGATAAACTCATGAAAATTATATTCCCTCGAATGTACATGCCTTTTGGTATTTCCGGTTTTACACCAGAAATAGGAGCAACAAAGTATAACATCGATTTTGCCATGAAAGGATGGGATGAACCCGATAACTTTGTTAAAAAATTTTACGAGTGTATGCGTGAAATTGAAGATAAAGTTATACACGCCGTTTCCGAACAAAGTGCAAAAATATTCAATAAATACATGACGTATGAAGAACTCAAACCAATGTTTAACTCAAACATAAAGGAATCCCCGGATAGAGAACCAAAATTTAGAGTTAAAGTTGATTCTACGATAGATGGTAAAATTAAACCACACGTTTATAACGAAGATAAGAAACCAATGGTTGACGATATTAAAAACGGATTATATTCAAGAAATTCAGGTACTGCCATAGTTGAAATGAATAGTGTGTATTTCTTAAACAGGAAATTTGGTATAAGTTGGAAACTTAACTCGCTAGTCGTATACGAACCACAGAGACTTAAGGGATTCCAATTTATTGGCGTATAGATTTATCGTTTAATATGAGAAGTTGATAAATGGCTTGCGCCTCCTTGAGAAGCTTACCTTTTATAACCATATAAGATTTAGGGTCTAGACCCATTTTAATTTTAGCGATTCGAACAGATTCATCCCACTTAGAGAGTGTCATTATTACTTACTCTATTACAACATTTTCTTAATTTTTCTTTCGTAGGCTTTCGACCCTTCCTTGGGCTGGAGTTTAAATCCAGTCTTCTTTGGTTTGAAAACCTTAACCAAATGTTTCTTACCTTCATCCTTTAATCTAGCGAGTGCAGCTTTACGCGCAGCCTTACTCAAGATTCGACCATACTTATCTTGTGTAAGATCTTTCTTTTCGAGTCCACCGGTTGTTTTAAGGGCAACACCATGCCATACTTCAGCTCTTGATCCAAATGTTTGCATTTATATTACCCTGATATTTTTTTCATCTTCAAATTCTTTTAAATTTGAACATGAAAACTGAGTAATTAAGATAGTAGTATTAAATTTTAGCCGAAAGTATTTTACTTACCATGGCTGTTATTTCAGCTAATATAATGGTTTGTTGCGACATAACAAGAAGTTTAGCACGTCTGGATTTTGGTGAAAAATCGCCATAACCAACTGTACTCATGGTCATGAGTGAAAAATAATATGGATCGAGTGGGTCCTTAAAGTCAAAATCATCACTTGTTGTTTGGCTATATATGTATCCATACATTAATGTAATAGCGATCGTAATAGAAACTGTACTAACAAATGCCGATTTATTTATCATTTATTATTACTCATCAAAATAATCGTCATCCGAATCTGTCTGGATAGGACACTCTGGTCTGACAATTTCCTTTTTAACTCGCGTTTTTTTAGGCGGAGGTTCTTCTATACCATGTTCCCTATGATACACAACCCTCTGCCAAAAAGCATCCATAACGGGTAAATATTTTTCAAACCAAGCTCTATCACGCTTTACGTTAACGACAACAAACTCTTCTGGTTTCGGCCAATTAAATTCTGCAGGTTTATACTGGATAAAATCAGCCTCCTCCAAATCTAAAATATCCATACATAACTGAAGTTGAGGCATGTAATGTTCCGGAACTTCTGGTTTTATTTCCCGCATCATGGGACACTTAATTTCGACTAACTTACCAGATTCACTCACACCATCCGGACTCCCACCTAAAAAGGAATATTTAGGGTGAGGACATAAACCTAATTCATGAACAACTTCATTGTGTCTTTGTTCATAAATTATACGCGCCTCGTCTTCGTATTTTTCACCGTGTCTAGTTGCTTCATTACCTGTAAAAACCGGACCCTTCCCACACTTTCTTAATAAAAGTTGGTCGGGCGTTTCATATTTATTTACACCTATAGCAGATGCTGCATCACTTGCTGTAAGCATACCCATTCTAAGATCTAACCATTCTTGCGACTTCTGTGGCGCATATTCAAAATCCAACCATTTTTGTACATTTGGATGCATATTAATTTGATTACTTTTATAACTTTTAAGCCTGTTCCTCTTCGCGCGCAATACGTAATCTTTCACGCAAAACACGTACAGTACCAACACACGCAATATTTCTACGCATACATTCATCAATAAGATCCTGTTTTTTCATATGCGACAATTTCATAACTTTACGTTCGAACGTTGATTTTATTGTATGACCACTTCGAGACGACAAATCCCCTTCAACAATTACAATCTCTTCTGATGAAGAAGAATTTATATCAGATTCATCATCTTTTACTTTATCATAAGTAGGACTCACTGGCGGCGAATCACCACTTCTATCCCACCATATAATTAATTTTATACTAGTAATAATACCAACTATACCACCCGCGATATATAAACAAGGTTTCAAAAATTTACACATTATAAGTAATTAAGTGTCCCTATTGTTTAAGTAGTGTTATACATGAGTTGAGGTGGATAAAAGAAATACTTAGCTGCAAACTGTTCAGCTTGTTTTTTATTTTTTGCGCACCCACGACCCAAAAATACGTTATCAACAAATACGTCAATTATAAATACACCGTTTTCGTGATTTACAACTTTATATTCAGGTAAATTGAGATTATTTGTTTGACAATAACGCATGAGGTGATCCTTGTAATTATCATCAATCATAATACAATTCATATCAACGTACCCAGGGTTATTGTAAATGTTAAGAATAAACTGTTTAGCGTGAAGTAATCCAAGATCCATATATATAGCACCTACAAGTGATTCAAATACATCTTCCAGAATTTTTGGATTTTTATTCCATTCATTACGCATACCTTTCTCATCCATCTGAACCCATTTATATAAACCAAGCTTAGTTGCTATATTTGCAAGAGTTTCACCTCTAACAAGTTTAGTTCGAGCCTTTGTAAGAAACCCTTCCTGTCTATTTTCGTACCTGTCGAATAAAAATTTTGTAATAACAAAACCCAAAACAGAATCACCTATAAACTCTAAAGTTTCAAAGGAACCATCTAATTTTTCATTTTCTTTTAACGCAGATTTATGTGTAAATGCTTTTTGGTACAAATCTATCTTGGATATTTTTGTACCAACAAGGTTCTCGATAGATACTCTATCGATTATCATCGTTGATTTATATTAATAAGATATATTTTTTTAAGTAAGTTTATATAACTTAGGTATTTATTTTTCTTGTTCAACACGAGTATAATGTGGACTCAAAAATTTTTGTAAATTCAAAAAAGTGACTTCAACATCATCCGGTGGTTGAAGAAGCTTTTTCAACTTATCGTCTAAGACAAGAATACGACCATTATCTGGATGTTTAAGACCGTTGTCAGTAACATATTTATTAATAGCACGAGTCACAGTACTTCTAGACACGAGTTCACCATCTGGTAATTCAAGAAATGCTCTCAATTTATCAGAGATAGCTTGCTTTCTGTTAAAACCATTATTTTTTGCACGCGATGCCGCCTTTTCACCGGTCGGATCATCGACTTTCGCTTTGATCTTTCTAACAATCTTAGAAAGAGATTTGATATCAGATTTAAGAGAGGAAAGTTCACTCAAAATTTGTTCGCAGTGTTCGTCGTTGCAGGTCATGTTTTATATAGTATACGATACCTATATCTTTAAGTTCGTTTCCTGTGTAATACATATGTACTAAGTATTACCAATAGTATAGCTAAAGATATTGAAAAAATAAAAATTTTATCAACCTTATAAGGATACAAATACCCAAAGGCATAAGGTTGTCTTGGTTTTACACCTTTACACTGTCCAGGACATCCACCCGAACAACACCCAGCTTTACAGGGAATAATGTACCCATTTTTACGAATACCACACACTTGATCCTCTAGATAATAATAAGTACCTTGATCAGCATAACATCGACATTCACCAAAGATTTGATCACATTTATGTTCTGGACTTTCACAATCCATATTATTATATACACAATATAATAATGGTAACAAATCCAAAGTCTAGATTAAAAATCAAGACCGGTCAGCCTTTACCAGCTAAGACGGTAAAGAAATTACCCAAAAATTACCACTTTTTATTTAGTGATTTCACAGATGTTACTATAGAGAATTGGGTGAAAAAGAAAGTATGTTTTGGAGATAAACTTTTATTCAAATATATATCTGAATATAGTCGCGAAAATATAAAAAGGTTTAGAAACCGTGTACAGAGACTCTACCCAAAAGAAACATTTGAAGAAGCTTCTAAAGTACTCATTACCGAATCAATTCGGCCCATGATGCACGACATAATAGACGAACTTTCAAAATTCTTGAAACCTATGGGTGATTTAATCATTAGTGGAGGCGAAGCCGTCAACTTTTACTTAAAACCAGAAGATAGAATCATTACAACTGATATCGATACCAAATTTGTACCAAAAATGAAACCAGATGGTAAATACTTTGGTAAATTACAAGCCATAAAACTTTTACTCTGGAATAAACTCGGTCAAATAGCTGGTCGTGATAATTACAAACTTATCAATAAAGTTTTATTGGAAACAGATCAATACTTTGACGTAAATAAATACAATTACAATAATAGTACAAACGCGTATAGAACCAATTGGGCATGGACAATATCAAAATATATAGGGTTAACATCCGCTTCTGGTTCGAAATCTAAAGGGTATCACGTCACTCGAAGATATTCATTAATACCAAAACGCAAAAACGTTAAAAACGGATCAAATGTACTCATAGATGTTGAATTATTCACTTTAGATATGAAATTTAGAATGTTTGATATAAAATCAGGTAAATTGGAAGACATCAATTTTGGTGGTATACTAGACATTGCATTTATGCGCCCAAAACAAATCGGGTATAATGTCGCTAAAAAGAATTTTAACGGAGCCAATATAATATACGCACATAACAATAAAAATACCGCATATAAAAGAAAATATAAATACTTAACTGTACCATCAAAAGACTACCTCATAGAGGATATATACATGATGCAGAAGATGGGTCTAAGACCAACAAAAAGAGATAAGGACCGTAAACGCATGATTGCATTAGCCAGAGAAATAACCAAAAAGAAGATTTTAGGTACAGATACAATGGATACTATCGCCAAAAAGGTCGGTTTAAGAATAGGCAAACCCGTACACACGTTCCGTTCATATAAAAAAGTCGGTCCTCATTTAATAAAAAAAGCAACAAAAGTCAATCCTAGAAAATATACGTTATCAACAACAACACCATCTAAACCAAAACTAAGCAAGGACATAGTTTACGGTTTAAAATCATCACAACCAACAATGAAAACACCACCGAACTATATAAGAACCCAATCTAATCATATATTTAACATGGAAAAAATGACATGGAAACCAAATCCAAACCAAAGTTATATACGAAACGAAATGAATTTCAGACCAATTAAACCAAAACCTTTACCTTCTAACATACGTAATATTAGTATGGAAGAAACCCTATACGGTTTCAAACCAAAAAGAGATGCATGGGTTCCTAAACCACTACTTGAAAAATCAGCTATGATACCATTTATTGGTTTAAAGAAATGAAACCAATCTAATATACACTATGATTTACGATACACCAACAAAGGCAGACGATGGCATGCGTCATGTAAAAGCACTTACAGAAGATAAAAAAAGATGTTTCATCCAATTGAACGACGTTAGCGTTTTAGACGTTGATTATTCAACAGGGGAAGTTTCTATAGAAATTACAGGCGAAGATAATCAGGCGAAGATCGAAAACGTACACTCTACAAATATCAAATCTGCGTTAGAAAACTCAGAAGAATGGTTCGGTAAAAAAGTTTCAGAAAAGGCTATTGATAAAGCGTATATTGTTGATGATTCGATTACAGCAGAAAAAATCGAAGCAACAAGAATCTTTGCAGCTAACAGGGAATTAGTTGATTTTGAAACAATTGCTCCAGGTACAAAGTGTTCTGTTTTTATTGAATTCGCAGGACTTTGGTTTGCAAGATCACATTTTGGCCCAACATGGAATATTGTTCAGGTGAAGATACACGAAGAAAAAACACCCGAAGTTGAGGTACCCTCAGTCGATGCATATCCAGAAGAATGTATGTTTGAGGACGAAGAGTCAAAATAAAAAAAAGTATTTATTATATATAAAAGACATTATGAAGATGGGAAAAGTTACACCAAGACAAGTCCTCATTGCACTCGCGATCGCGACAGTCATCTACCTTATGTTCATCAACAAATCCACATACTCTATTGAAGAGCGCTTGTACGCGCCATCGGTAGGCCCAGCCGCAGGACCATCCGGGGAAGGCGAAGCCACTAGCTGCGAAATGAAGGCGGGTACAGGTCTCGCTTCGTCTTTGCTCCCACGTGAAGTCGCGTCCCAGGAAGATTTTGGTGAATTTGCACCAGAGGACATACTCGAAGGACAAAACTTCCTCGAACCACGTGCCCAAATCGGTTTCCCAGAAACCGTTGGCGGTGCTTTGAGAAACGGTAATAGACAAGTTAGAGCCGATCCACCAAACGCGAAAGAACCATTCGTGTGGAACAACTCCACCATAGCTCCAGATACCATGCGTCGCCCATTGTGTTAAATTATTATTTAAAGAATACAGGTAATTATATATAAAAACATGTCCCAAGCTCCATCAGAAGAACTTTCTAACAGCGTCTCTAAATTGGTTGAACTCAACAAGCAAATTACAGAAGCCAGGGAAGATATAAAGGTCTTAGTCCAGGCCGAAAAGGCACTTAAATTACAAGTTAAAAAACTTATGACTGATAATGGTCTAGATGCTATTAATCTTAAAAAAGGAAAAATTTCAGTAAGAAGAAGTTCTAGAAAACAGGGCTTAACGAAAGCCTCAGTCAAAGAAGGTCTTACAGCTTATTTCAACGGAAACGAAGAACAGGCCGAAAGTGTATTAAAGATTATACTCGATAACTTACCAACAAAGGAGTCGACTTCACTCTCTCTCACGGGAATAAAAGATAAGAAAAAAGATTAACTAATAATGGTTTGGAATCAATATGTTTACGAAGCTTTGAACGGTAATGAAGCCGAAAATAGCGACATAGAAGACGAAATTCATCAAAACGAACCTCTTCATATATGCGACTGGGAATTACAACACCAGGAAGAACTCCGTTATATGTGGGGGATACTACAACAGTATCTATATGATGCGGCCATGTCACATCTTATTTTAAAATTTGCAAATTACGATGATTTCGTTGAGTTTTGCTTTAATAATTCAATTTAGATAAATTATGTAATCAATATATATACAATAATGATACCAGATATTACATCACAAAAAGTTGCGTTACCAGCTTCGCTTTTTTTAGCTCTCAGTCCAGGCATTCTTCTCAGAACAAATGGTTCGAAGATCGCTTTCAGAGACGGTCTTACCGGAAGAACTGCCGTTCTTTTTCACGCACTCGTATTCTTTCTCGCATTTTCTCTCATTGCAAAAGCATTGGGACTTGTTCTTACGCAAGCAGATTTGATCGTAACGACAACACTCTTCATTATACTCAGTCCAGGTATACTTCTGAGCATCCCACCAGGCTCAAAAGGTCTTTTCATGTCTGGTCAAACGAGTGTTCAATCCGCAGTAGTCCACGCCGTGGTTTTCGCACTCGCCTTCGCTCTTTTGAGAAAGCAATTTCCTCAATACTATTAAGTAACAATGAAGATATGGAATATCTAGTAATTGGCCCAGGTGCAATGGGAGGTTTTTCCATGTTAGGATACCTTAAAACCATAGAATCATCATTATCTAACATTAAAGAGTATTCGGGTGCATCAGCAGGTGCTATATTAGTTCTTTTTTTAGCTTTAGGGTTTAGTATAGACGAAATATTATACAAATTAGCAGAACTCGAAGGAAACAAGTTAGTTAAATTAAATTTAAAGTGTTTTATGCATAAATATGGTTTAGTTGACCTTAAACCTATACGCGAAAAATTCGTAGATATTTTTGAATCAGACCCAACTTTCTCAGAAATAGATAAAAAAATATACATTTCGTCGTTTTGTGTAAACACGTCGAAAACAGTATATTTTTCGAGGGATACACACCCAGATATGAAAGTTATAGATGCGTTGTGTATGAGTATAGCTATACCATTCATATTCTCATCATATAGACACGAAGGTTTAATATACATAGATGGAGGTACACGGGAAACATTACCTTCTTTACCATTTATAGATAAAAAAGGAAATAAAGTACTTTGTATACGTATGAAAATGGAAGAAGAGTTTATAGAAGATATAAGGAATCCAAAACAATTTGCAGAAGCTTTAATTTCATCAACATTAAATAATAGACAAGAAAATGTACTCAAAAACAGTAAAGTTGTTGATATAGATATAGGCCAGGCCGAAGTTTTCAACTTTAACATGTCTTACGAAGAAAAAATGAAATTATACTTAAAAGGTATGGAACACGAACATAATTAATTATTGTTATAAACTTTTTTGTTGGTTTATAACAATATGGACGCGTGCGATCCAGGAATAGATATCAAAGATCTCAAGACACTTATTAAAAAAAATACAGGTGGAGATTTTAGTTTGACACGAAGTCAAATATGCGACGTATATTCGAGTATTCAGGATGGTAAATTACCATTACCACCACTCGTTTTAAGTAAAGATAGTTCGTACTTAATTGATAGAAAATCGCCATTAACTCGGTCAGATTTTGAAAAACTCTTTAATCCCGGAACAAAGGTCACGAGTATAAGACGCATAGCAAAGAAAGTAGGTGTTGCGCGTCATGCGGATAAACAACTCACAAAAGCACAATTAATTGCTATAATAGGTCGTCGTCTTCATTCTATGAACATACACGAACCAATAAAACTTAGAACTGTTCAGAAAAGAGTTTTATCGTCACCTACCGTTAATAACGACGTAAAAGCGTATAACAATAATGCTATGAATAATGCTATTTCAATGACAAATATAAATAACATAGGCAATACACCAAATAACGCTATACGAACAAATAATAATAATGGTAGAAACAACGGTAATAATGGTACTAGAAATAACATTAATTTAAATAAAAATAAAGAAGCCCAACTTTCTAAACCAGTTAATAATGTTAGAAATGTTTCTAATAATAGAAATAACAATACTAACAAGAATACAACTACTACCAGTAATAACAAATTCAGAAAGGCAAGGGGAGGGTTTTTAAAACCAAACAAAATATCCCCATATTCGGCCATGGAATCCTTAAACAAAGTGAATAAGGCTAAAAAAATTCATCCATATACGCGATTGTTGTTTGGAGAACCAAACTTAACCAATAAGAACAAGCAAATAAAAAGAAATGCAAATATGCGGTTGTTAGTACAAAAAGGAAAAGGACCAGCCTTAAACATGTTATTTAAGAGAGGTGCGATGAACATGTCAAAGCAACAACAAGATGATTGGTGGGAAAATTTTCAAAGGGAAGCATACCCACAAATGGTAAAAGAGGCCAGAAAACCAGTTTTTACATCCAAAAAACCAACTCTTAGCGAATTCCAAAAACAGTTGAGAGAACCAAAAACTCCAGTTTCTACTACTAAAACAATTGGGGGAAATTCACCAACAACTGGAGGTAATTCAACAACAACCGGGGGTAATTCACCAACAGTCGGAACAAATACTCCAAAAACTACAGTTACTAAGAAAACAACGGGGGGTAATTCAACAACAGTCAGAACAAATACTCCAA